CTGCTCTCCAGAGGCCGGGCTTACGCCCGGCCACCCCTTCCCCTAGTAGGGAAGGACCCACCGGCTTTTGATGTAGACGCTGCCGGGGCGTGATGAACGCTCCAAGTGTCCTTCGGAAGCAGGGGTTCTACCCCGCTTGAGAAAGAACTTCATGAGCGCAGCCTGTCCATCTAATGGATCAGTCTGCAGTGAGGTCCGAACTACGTGACCCTTGACTTTAAAGGTCTGTAGGTCAGAATCCCACTTGGTAATGGAGTAACCTTTGTTTGCGGTTATCCATCCCAGACATGGAGAAGTCTCTTGTACAGTAGGAAGAGGGCCAAGTATGGCTTCTACTTTCTCCCGTACACGTCTTGCAGTCCCCCACCAACCATTCGTATAGAGTTGGTTAGCGAGGGAGACGAAAGAGACAATCTCGGTAGTGTTCACCTTGCGAGTTGGAGTAGTATGCCGAACGTAAACAGGTGTTACGTTTACGCCGTCATACGCGTCCATTCCACAAGACTCTCTGAACTTCCCAGTCCAGAAAGACTTGCTTAGGCTCACCTTTAAGCCGAATAGCTCAAGGCTCGCACTCACAACTGGCACCTCATCAGCGGGAACAATGATATCGTCCCCGTAGATGTATACTCCTTTCGACATCTTTGTGATGTTTCTAGGAGTTGGTGGCAGACTATGCACTTTGAGTCTTGCTAGAATGCATATGGTAAAGAAAACCATAGCTTCTATTGGGAAACAAAGCGCAGAGCCCATAGACGCGAACTTCTCAAGATGGACTATACAACCATCAGGAAGTTGTGCACGCTGTGACCGGCACGCGAAGATTGCATCCTTGACTAGGGGATGTGACTTCAACATGCTAGCCACGACGTCCTTATGGACCCGATCACTTGCTTCGGACAAGTCCAGAGTGGCAAAGTCTCCACTCACGGATGAACTCCTGGCAAGCTCGCGATTGACTGTTTGGTCACGAAAGTTAACGTGACCTGCTGAGTCTCCCGTGGATTCGATGGATTTAACCAGCGCTTCCATAAGGGACTGCTGTATGTATTGCATACATACAGGCTCGATCGCGATGATACGAGGTGCCTTAAGGGTCTTAGGTACGGTGATAACCCGAACGGGTTCCTCCGCGCCAGGCTCAACGAACTCAACTTGCTTCCAGTCATCGAACCATCCTATCATGTCTGGGTTAGAGATCCCATACATGTCGAATGGAAAGAATGGCTGTAGGCGAGTGTGCCATCGTGTGAGTTTGTACTTGGCATTGCCATATACACGCTCAGCTGTGGCACCAGGCCCATGTCTCGGGACTAGCTCATGGTTCCGGATCTTTCGATCCAGAGTTCCAAGAACCTTATTCCAAAGACAACCAGAAATTGTCTCAAACAGGATTTTATCCCTGATTGGGAGCGTATCTGGCAGGTCTGTCAGTTCGGTCTCTACTATCTGATACTGAGCGTAGGCCTTGGCCACACGTTGTTTTGTGCAGTCAAGGTAAACCTTTTTGTGTGCTAAGCAGATTTGCCGAACACACAAGATGGCTTCTACACTTGGATCTTCAAGTAGCCTACCACTTATCGGGCAGAACACTTGACTTAGCAAACCTTGCAGAAATGCAGGGAGAGCTTGCCTCCGCTTAAAACCTAAGAAGAGGCTTGAGTCAACCCGTCCTTCTCTGAGGGCTTTTTCAAAGTCCACATTGAAGTTGGGTAGGGTGATCGTTAAGAACGATACGCCCTCATGCTCTGTCCTCCGGGAAACTGTTACAATATCCCGGTGGGTGTCGGTGCTACATCGTATGCTCGCGTCACTGAGCATACTATCCACGAGCCACGTAAGGCTTTTCACCATTTCCAACTCCTTCAAGAGTGTTGGTATATGGATCCATAGCCTCATTTCGACCGATTACAGCCCCGAAATTGGGGTGGGGGGCACAACGTGTGCCCCCCAACCGGAAGAATGATGCTCCTAGAAGGTAAACCTCCCTACGGCTTCACAGCTTTCAGGAGGGGCGAGGGTTCAACCTTGCCGTCCACTTCATCGATTTTCACCGATGTGGAGGACTTACTTCCCTCAGTAGAGGTCTCGAAAGAGAGACCCTTACCAAGGAAGGCGCAAGCCGTCACTCCGATCACAGCCCATAATAGGACTATGACCAGAAGACCGCGCCGCGCACCTTCAGGATTCACCACCCAGCACCTTGAGTACGTTGGCACTCGTCAACCAGGCAGTAAGGCCGGCGATGTCATCATCCATCTCGCTTGCAGAGAACCCCGCAATTGGGGTATCAATGACAAGATAGACGGAATGTGACACCTCGACATTCTGAGCTGGTATGAACGGATCCGTCGTTGTTTTGACTCGGTTGAGTCTAACAGTGCGACGGTTCCGCCTCGGGGTCTCGTTGTGTGAGATGACAAGCTCGTATTCGCCAATATCTTCGCGATATACGGACTTACCCTTCTCACGCGACACAGCCGCGAGCGTTTGTGCCACCGCATTTACGGTGACGGTCTGTGGGTCTGCAAACAAGGCATGACTCCTAGATCGAGGTTTGACCCGGAAACAAATCCGGGAGACCCTTGGAACAAGGAAACTAGGACCTGGAAAATCCTAGTGCTCCAAGGATCGCCATTTGACGGCCGGAAAGGCCATCGAATGTCAAGCCAAAGCCATACGGATTGGCAGCCAAGCGTTGCTTCACGCTCCGCTCGAGTGTAGATGTAACGGTTCGGGTTGTAGGAACAAATGGCGGCTTTGGTTTTGCCCAAAGATTCGCCACTTCTACAACCTTTTTCCGTTCCACCTGCTCGTGCATCACGAAAGCATACTCGGCTGTCAGGTTTTCCGCTGCGTTTTCGCTCATGTTGGAGAGAACATCCCCAACATTGCCAAACCAGTCGGCTAACCAGGACCACGGCATGACCTCCCAGAGCAAGCTTGGACTCGGATTGAGCCCAAATAATGCTCTCTTGGCGCGTGTTCTCCATAACGCTGTACCGACATCTGGAATCCAGTATCGGAACCTCGCGGAGAACCAATAGCGCTCGAAGGACTCGTCAGTAATAGTTTGAGTCCCTTGGAGGGAAGAGTAAAAGTCCGTAGTGAGAACCGGATACAAACACGTAGTCTGGTTCACACTTATGACTGTGGACTTATTACTCGACAGTGTGCCTCTTCTTCGAATTGATCGACCATTGTCACGTGCGAGTTGCGCGAGACGCCGATCGATGGACTGTTGGAGACGATAAATATCTCTTAAGTCCTTGAGGAAGAGTTTCCAACCAAATTCCGTGTTTAGGTATTCCTTACCTAACGCACGGAACCAGCCATGGATGTCCTTATAGTCGTGAATTATCCGACGAAAGGACTTCAGTGGCAAAGTTGGTAACTGACGAAGCTCTGCTAGAAATTGGCCCATGCTTGCAACCGGTTTACCCGGTTTCAAGTCTGCCCAACCCTTGGCTCCCCACGCCTCCATTGTTGGAGTAGTGGCACCCGTTAAGAGGGCTGGTAACGATCCTAGTCCTGGATTGTTACCGAAGTAGCCATCTGTGAAATATCCGTCATACACCTTATAAGCGTGACTGGCAAAATCCCAGCCACCGGTGATGTCGGCTTTCACTTTACCACGTTTATACGTGGTAGACTTTAGCAGCAGCGGTCCACCCTTCTTGTAAGGAGGACCCTTATGTAGTTCGTCAAGGCACCATTCATGAGACGGCTCCGTGTACTGATAGACGGTGCTTCCAAATTGGCCTAGTGTAGACCAATTATTGGTTACACCGCGTTCTCGTACTCGGGACATCACTGTGGTTCCTATCTATTCGTGCAGTTGACTTGAAGCCCCACATGGGGCAGCAGGTTGCGTAGCACTTACGCCGGCTAGCCGCGAACGCGG